AACTTCATCGTACACAGGCCAATCTCCAACAAACTCTTGACGTTTGCAATAATTAGATTTTTTCCCTGGAGTTCCGAATCCTGCTGCTTTCGCAGTGTCAACTCTCCGTAAAAAAGTGTCATCACTCCAGCCATTTAAAGCGCATTCTATAGTTAATGGGCGTAATTGTGGAATTTTGCGTTTCTTCAAATTGCAAAGCACCTGAGCAGAAACAATATCTACCGCCTTATATAATCGCCCACGAACCAATGACTTCTTGCTTATACTCATTTTCCTAATGGCAAAATTATAAGGACTTCGAAATGAGGTACCAGTGCCTGTAGGACGCATTAACGGGGGAACATAAACAACACTACGCGTATGATCAAAATTATTAAAAAAGAACATTTCTAATGATTCAGAAAATATACTTCTCTTCAAAGAACTCTTTTGATTCATCAGAGGCTGTCTAATCATTCCATAATAGTTTATTGATCCCAAATCCTCATATCTAACTGGACTCTTAATATGAGGTAATTCCCCATACATAACTTCAGCTTCACTGAAAATAGGTGCCAAGGTTCTGGAAGATAATGAGATAATTGCATCCTCAACATCTTTACGAAGTATAATAGCGGCATAAGCCACATTATTGTCGCTTTCACCAGCACAGTGAATGCCAACAATGCAGGAACCATTATCACGATCTGCAACAACAGGCAGACCACAATGTCCAGCACCATGAGAATTCCACTGATATGTGGAAACGGACCCCATGTGTATTTTTCCACAAAATCTATCTTCTGCAGTCAATGATTCAGCATGATATCGAACCATAATATGGTCCCTGGCGATCATACCAGGTGCATTTTTAAACTTCACATTATCACGAGGAAAGTGTAAAAGAATATCTTTAAAACTAACACCTTCAAGATCAACAAGAATAACATCTTTGCAAACAAAAGCAACGTCATGTGGCGAAACAAAACTTTCCACATACGATGCGTCAGTTGACAAATTTCCTTTAACGCACACTCTAATACGAACCGGTTTATCAAACAATCCCAGAGAATGTTTGTTAAACAATGCCATATTTCCACGCACTCCAAGGCAATAAGTTTTAACAACCAAAGGTAAACCACTTTTAGGATCATCTAAGTGAACCCAACAAAATCTACAATTGCGCATAACACTTTTGTGTAATGACTCGAACCCAGCCTTATGGACTGATGGTGCGATCATTACTGTGTTCCAAACCTTAGTGTTTTTCACAGGAATGCGACGATATGAATTTCCACAATTATAATGATCTTCTAATTCTTTCATTTCGATGTTCTCAGAAGTTTCTGATATAAAACTAGATGACTCTGTACTTACATCAAGAATTTTTTCACTAAATTTGCTATAAA